CTTGAGTTAGAGAATGGTCAGTTTGGATTGTATCCTAATAACAGAATGAGAATATACGATAACAGTTTAACACCAGACAAGCCCTTGATGCCTGACTTCAAAGTGAGTACAATGGAATATCAAGTAGAAAATAATCCTAGTTTAAGCAGGTATGGTGATAGCGATGATTATTTTTACAAAAGTAAGGATGAAAAATAATGGCATATACTAGTGGAAAACATGCATTTGGTATCTGTGACAGAACAGGATTTAGATATGACATAAAAGACCTTGTATTTGAGGTCGAGAACGGCGTTAGAACGGGTCTAAGGGTAGGTTATGATGTTGTTGATAGAGATCACCCACAAAACTTCTTAGGTAGGCTTAAAATCGATGATACGCAGAGTTTATTAGATGCAAGACCAGATAGATTAGAGCCTGCTACAGAGCGTCTTTTATTGGTTGACCCATTCACAACAGCTGCAGCAGATAGTGGTAGCACAGTAATTACAGTTGTAGAAAAGAGTCATGGAAGAGCTACATCAGATAGAGTTAGGTTCAGAAACTGTGTAGGATTTGATGGAATTACATCAGCTAACTTTGAATTAGCTGAAGGATATGTTATAACTAAAACAACAGATGATGCATATACAATAAGTATTTCTGCTTCGTCTACAACAGGTTCTGTTACTGGAGGAGGTGTATTTGTTACAGTTGGTCCGGTTTCTTTGGAGGCTTAAATGAGCTTTACGTTTGCACAATTAAAGACAGCAATACAAGATTACACTGATAATTCAGAATCATCATTTGTTTCTCATCTTTCTGATTTTATAAAAGCATCAGAAGAAAGAATATTTAAAAGTGTTGATCTAGAGATATTTAGAAAAAATGTTACCTCTTCTTTTACTTCTAGTGATAAGTTTTTAACAATCCCTTCAGATTATTTATCTACATTTTCTATGCAAATAACAACTGCAGGTAGCGAAGCTTTCCTTTTACAAAAAGATGTAAACTTTTTACAAGAAGCCTATAGTGGCTCTACATCTACAGCAACTCCAAGATATTATGCTCAATTTGACGAAGATAATTTTATAGTTGCCCCTACCCCAAACTCAAATTACGCAATAGAATTACACTATTATTATAGACCAACTAGCTTAACAGCAGGTGCAGATAGTGCTACAACATGGTTAAGTGACAATGCACCATTTGCATTATTGTTTGGTGCATTAGTAGATGCGTACATTTTTATGAAAGGTGAGCCTGACCTAATACAGCAATACGAAAAAAGATTTATAGATCAATTAACAAGACTTAAAGATTATGGAGAAGCAAGAGAAAATACTGATGCTTATTCTGAAGGTCTACCAAAAGCACAAAGAACATAGGAGTAAAAAATGGCAACAGCAAATGCATCAACCAATTATCTAGAGAGAAGAATATTACATTTTATATTCAAAAATAATTCTCTTAGTTTTTCCAGTCCCGGTGACAGTATATATGTAGGATTGGCAACAGCAGTATCTGCCGCAGAAACTGGTTCACTTACGGAAGCAACCTTTACAAACTACGCAAGGCAACAAGTAGCTGCTTCTGGTTGGACAACTGTAGGAGCAGATTCAACAGATACACAAACTGCAACTAATGCAGCGAATATTGAGTTTCCAGCCTCTGGTGGGACAAACAACACAATAACACATGTGTTTGTTGTAGACGCTTCAAGCAGTGGTAATATATTATTTGTAGGAGCTTTGGATGCTAGTAAGGTTATAGCATCAGGTGATATTTTTAGAATTAATGCAGGGAATCTTACTATAGAGTTGAAATAATGGCACTAGTAATATCAGACAGAGTAAAAGAAACCACGACTACAACGGGTACTGGCACATATAGTTTAGGTGGTGCAGTCACTGGCTTTGAAACTTTTACGGCTAATTTAAGCAACTCTGATACCACATATTATGCTTGTTCTGATGGCACAGATTTTGAGGTTGGTTTAGGTACATTTACATCTTCTGGTACTACATTAGCTAGAACGACTATCTTAGCTAGTTCTAATTCTAATAATGCAGTTAGCTGGAGTTCTGGAACAAGAACAATATTTTGCACATTACCCGCAGCAAAAGCAGTGTTCTTAGATGCTAGTGGGAACGCTAATCTTGCTGGAGATATTATTGTTGCAGGTGAGGTAGATGGTGCAAGTTTAGATATTTCTGGTAATGCAGATATAGATGGTACCTTAGAAGCAGACGCAATTACTGTTAATGGTACAGCCCTTAACACTGTTATAGCCGGTGTTACAGTTACAAATGCAACAAATGCAGTAAACTCAACTCATGTAAATGTTGCAGATAACGAGAATGCAAACGAAGAAAATTTAATAACTTTTATAGAAGACGCTTCTGCCACTGGTAATGTTGGTTTAGAATCTGATGGTGACTTTTCATATAATCCAAGCACAGGTACAGTTTCTGCTACAATATTCAAGGGTAATATTGATGCTGTAAATGGTGACTTTGATGGAACTCTAGAAGCAGATGCTATCACATTAAATGGAACAGCTATTACTGCAACAGCAACTTTAGACACTGGTATATCTAATAACAACGTACCTAAGTTTACAACTGGTGTGGCAGACGATGATTTTTTAAGAGTTGCAGGTACAGTAATAGAAGGCAGAAGTGCTGCTGAAGTTCTTTCTGATATTGGCGGTCAAGCTAGTTTAACATTTGGTATATCTAATACTAATGCAGTTAAAATTGACAGTGCAAGTGTAGCAGATGATGAATACGCTAGATTTACTGCAAATGGATTAGAAAGTAGAAGTACAAGTGAAGTATTAAGTGATATAGGTGCAACAAGTGCTACAGATGCAGCAAACGAGGCAACGGCATTAGCAATAGCGTTAGGATAATAATATGGCAAATACGTTTAAATTATCAAGTAAAGCAGGGGTAACAAGTGCAGATGTAATCTACACAGTGGCTAGTAGCACAACAAGTATAATATTAGGTTTAATATTAGGGAATACAACGACAAGTCAAGTCACTGCTACAGTAACATTAACATCTGATACTGGAAACAGAACAAATGCTAATGATGAAATAAATCAAACAGTTGAACTTATTACAAATGCACCCATTCCAGCAGGATCATCGCTAGAGCTTTTAGCTGGTAACAAGGTTGTACTAGAAGCAACAGATAGCATATCAGTTACTGCAACAGGTGCTACAGATGTTGCTCTATCTTATATGGAGATAACCTAATGCCTTTTGTTGGTAAAGCACCAGTTACAACTTTTGAGGCTACAACTGCCGTACAAAGATTCAATGGCGATGGATCGGATACCACATTTACATTGAGCAGAGCCGTAAGTTCAGTACAAGATGTTTTGGTTTCTGTAGATGGTGTTGTACAAGATACCGCTGCTTATACTATTCCAGACGGCACAACATTAACATTTTCAGCAGCACCTAGTTCTGGAACTGGCAATATCTTTGTAAACTATTTAGCACCACAAACTGGTACAGTTACACCAGCCGCAGAGAACAAAGGTAATTTTAAAGCAGGTGGTTTGTTCAGAACAAATGCACAAAACTTAACGGCTAATACAACAATACTTGCCACAGAAAATGCACAAGTTACTGGAACATTTACAGTAAACAGTGGTGTAACATTGACAGTCAATAGTGGTGGAAGGTTGGTGGTAACATGAGTACAATCAAAGTAGATACAATAACTGATACAAGTGGTAACAGCATTCCTTACATGAAGGGTGCTGTGTTGCAAGTTCAATATACACAATACACAAGTACAACTTCTGTAAGTATATCAGCTAATACTTACACAGCTTTAACTGATTTAACTGTTAATATTACACCTAAAAGTACATCATCTATAATTAGATTAGATGCTCATGTCTTCCATGAATGGTCAAATGTTGGCGGACCTTATGAAAGCGTTTGGTTTTTTTATAGAGATTCAACAAAATTATCACATGCAGATGCAGGTAGTAGAAGAACTGGAATTACTACATCAACAGTTAGTTATCATCATGATGTTACAAGTACACCTGAAACAGCTATTTACAGTTATTTTGACGCACCCTCAACTACTAGTCAAATTACTTATAAGGTTGGAGTAAGTAATCATTATGCTCAAACTCTTGTTGTTAACAGAACAATTAATGATACTGACGGAACTCAATGGGAAAGAGGTATTAGCTTTATATCAGCAACAGAGATAGGTGGATAGCATGAGTACAGTAATCCTAGACACAATCACAGGCAAGTCCACTGCAACAACCATAACCATTGGCTCAACACCTGTCGTTAGTTCAAGTGCAAACTCTATGACTATTAGAGGTGAGGGTACAGCACAGACAAGTATTCAGCAAGGGTTGGCGAAGTGTTGGATTCATTTTGATGCAGAAGACCAAACTTTAGCTATAGATGATTCATTAAATGTGACTTCAGTAACAGATTCTGCTACTGGAAAATATATAATAGTTATAGCTAATGATATGGCTAATGCTACTTATTCTTTAACAACGGCTGCAATGATGGGTCAAACATCTGGAGGTGGAAATGATGATGGTCGAGTAGTTGGTTTTAATAGAGCAGTAGCACCGACAGCATCAGCTTGTGCCTTACTTGTAACTGACATTAACAATGGAGCAGATATTAGTGATTCCGACCAAGTTTGTTGCACAATACACGGAGACCTCGCATAATGGCAAACGGAACAATAGCATTTGATACATTATCAACAAGTGGACAGATAGATGGTACTGCAAGAAGTATAGATACTGATTATCTTTTGATGGGTAGTAGTAAATCTTGGGCATTAAATGCTGTAGATGCAAGTAGTGATGATAGCTTTAATGCTTCTTCAGGCACAGATAATGGTACAGGCGATTATTCAAAAGCTCTTTCTAACAACATGATAAATGCTAATTATTCTTCACCTAGTACTTGTTGTGAAGATTCAAGTACTTTTGCTATTAACAAAGCTCGTGCAACTAGTTCAGTAAGGACTATGAATATAACTCACGCTAATGCTGCAATAGATAAAAAAAATACTTATTCAATATTTGGAGAACTTGCATGACAATAGAAACACCAGAATTTCAAGGCACACATCTTTGGGATAGATTGTGTTGGGCAAAAGAAAAGCTAGAGCCTTACAGAACAGAATACTGTGTTGTATGGGAAGACCCAGAGACACCTGATGAACCTGCAAAGATTACACATCCTGACCCTAATT